CAGGCAGTCCGGCCGGCGGCACGGTGGTCTATTTCGACGACGTGCTGCTGCTCGACGACTCGGCCGGCGGTGGCATCGCGGGCACCGCCTCGGTCACGATCGAGCGGTCGGCCGAGGCGCGGCCGTACGCGGTCGTGCGCGGCGGCCGAGAGCGGTCGGCGACCTCGGGCACCGCGCAGCTCGACGACTACGAGTTCGCCCCGGGCGTGCTCAACACGTACCGCGTCACGTACCTCTCGGACGTCGGGGTGTCGCTCGGCACCGAGACGGTCACGGTCACGCCGACGATCGACCGCGTGTGGCTCAAGAGCATCGCCCGGCCGTTCCTCAACATGCCTGTCACAGTGCAGGATTACACGGCGGTCACGCGCCGCTCCCGGGCCGGGCTGTTCGAGATACCCGGGCGGTCGTTCCCCGTGCGCGTCGGCGACGTGCCGAGCTCGGCCGGGTGGACGCTGCAGGTGCTCACGCGCACGCTGGCCGAGAAACGCGCGCTCGAGTTCCTCATCGCCTCGGGCGACGTCGTGCTCGTGCAGGTGCCGCCCGAGTACGACATCCCGGGCGGGTACGTCGGGCTCGGCGACATGAATCTCGGCCGGGTCAGTCGGACGCTCGCCGACGACCGCCGACTCTTCTCGCTGCCGATGACCGAGGTCGCCCCGCCCGCCGAGAGCGTGGTCGGCTACGCCGCGACATGGGCCGGGCTGATCGCCGACTTCGGATCGTGGGCCGCCGTGCTGGCCGCCTTCCCGACGTGGGCCGACCTGCTCGAGTACGTGGCCGATCCCGAGACTGTGATCGTGCCGTGAGGCCGGTATCGCAGGGCTTCCTCGCCGCGGTCGGCGGCTCGCACAACATCGCAGTGCGGCTGCGGGCCGTGCCGGCGGGGCAGACCGGAACGAGCCCGGCCGGCGGCGTGACCCTGCCGCTGATCGGTGGTGACGTCGTGCTCGACGGGGGCGCCGACATTCGCTCGACACTCGAGTGTGAGGTCGCCGCGCACGATCCGGATACGGGCGAGGCACTGTGGCCGGAAGGCGCGAGCAGCCCGCTGACCCCGTACGGTGCGCACGAGCTGTTCGTCGAGCGTGGTGTCGCGTTCGGCGGCGGCGTGGTCGAGTACGTCTCGCTCGGCTACTTCCGGATCAACGACGTCGAGCAGCCCGCGGCGCCCGACGGCCCGATCCGGATCACGGCCGTCGACCGCATGGCCATGATCATCGACGCCAAGCTGACCAGCGTGCTGCAGTTCGACGCGACCGAGACGTACGGGGCGGTCGTCGAGGCGCTCGCCGCCGACGCGTACGGCGACGTCGTGATCGAGTGGGATGACGAACTGATCGAGGGCGATGCGATCGGCCGCACGTTCATCGTCGAGGAGGATCGGTACGCGCGATTGCGCGAGCTCGTGACCGGGGTCGGCAAGGTCGCCTACTTCGATCACCGCGGCGTGCTCATCGTCCGCAGCCCGCCGAGCCCGACGCTGCCGCTATGGACGGTCTCACGGGGGCGCGGGGGTGTCCTCGTGTCCGCGGGCCGCTCACTGAGCCGCTCGGGCGTGTACAACGGCGTGCTCGCCACGGGCGAGGCGCTCGACACCGAGCCGCCCGTACGCGCTCTCGCGGTCGACAGCTCGGCCAGCTCGCCGACGTATTGGGGCGGCCCGTTCGGCAAGGTGCCTCGGGTGTTCGCGAGCCCGCTGCTGACCACCGACTCGCAGGCGGCGCTCGCAGCGGCGACCGTGCTGCGCCGCTCGCTCGGCCTGCCGTACAACGTCGATTTCACCGCGGTTCCCAACCCGGCCCTCGAGCCCGACGACCCGATCGCGATCGGGCTCGAGGGCGAGCCGCGCATCATCGAGCCCGAGCTGATCGTCGGCGACTCGTTCTCTCGCGTACTGGCGGACACGATCGGTGCCGGCGAGACCGGGCACGCATGGACACCATCGACGCCGAGCTCGCAGCTCGCGGTCAACGGTTCGGTGTTCCAACGGACCATGACCGTCAACACGACCGCGAGTCATGTGCTCCCGCTCTCGATCGGCCGGCGCGACCTCGACGTCTACGTTGATCTGCAGGTGCCGATCGCTGCGGGCGGGGCGACCCTCGCGATCGGCGCGCTGCTGCGCCGGAACGCGGCGGACGACTTCTACACTGCTCGGCTCGAGTTCGACGCGGACGGCGACGTCTCGCTCAAGATCGCCGATCACGGGCCGCTCGGTTACGCCGAGCCCGCGACGATCGACGGGTACGCCCCGTACACCGCGGCGCAGTGGTGGACGCTGCGCGCACGCGCGCATGACAACGTGTGCGAGCTCAAGGCGTGGCCGCGCGACGAGCAGCCCGAGCCCAACGACTGGGCACTCTCGTACAATGGAATGCGACCCGCCGCAGCAGGGCAGGACAACCGGTACGGGCTGTATCTGTGGCGTCTGGCGG